AGCGCCTGCTCCAACACCACGGCCCAAAAGCACCTGCTCCAATGTGGCTTGAGCGAGATTACTGAGAGGAAGATCTCCAGTGACATCAGTTGTTAGATCGATCTGGCCTCGAGTGATGGTCTGGCCAGTAATCGTGATGTAGTCTGGAGTCCCAGCCAGCGTGACATCTCCAGTGTTTGTTCCTGAAGAGGTGCCGCTGAAGGTGCCGTTTTGGGTGGCGAGAGTGCCTAGACCAAGAGTGGTTCGCTGAGCCGCTGCATCAGCATCGTCTAGGAGAGCTTTGCCAGCAGCAGTGATGTCACCGCCCAGCTTCGATGTGTTGACTACACCAGCAGCGATCGTGGTCGAGTTGCTATTGGCGCTGGCTGTTACGTCTCCAACAAGTGGAGCCCTCTCAAAAGCAACCTGTCCAGACGTGGACCAATTTGCAGTGACAGTTGTGGAATCAGTGACAACGCGCTCAGCAGTTAGGCTGGCGTTGGCAGTCCTAACCAAATAGTCCGCATTGATCGGTGCTCCACCTCCACCTCCACCTGTAGACGAGATCGTGATCTCATCGTTGGCAGCATTGGTCGTGAGGATGACGTTGGCTCCAGCGACCAGGGTTAACGTGTCAGTCGGGCTATCAGCAACAACGTCCGCTTCACCAGCTACAGCGATCTTCGAGAAAAGGTTCTGATCGCCTGTGTTGTTTCCGGTTACAGCAGAAGTCCCAATGACAGTCAGTTGAGGGCTCGCCGCACCCAACATCGTGATGCCATTGACTGTGGCTGGAGTGATGGCTCCAAGGGTCAGAGTGATGGCCGGAGTCGTTGTCGGATTAGCAACAACACCACTAACACCATTGGCTGCTACAACGCTGACAGAACTGACGCCTCCAGAACCTCCACCACCACCAGCATACAGCTCCGTAAAGTTGTCATTACACTTATCAAAAGCTGTCCTCAACGGATCGCCCGTTCCGTCGTTGGGAGAACTACCAATGTTGATGACTTGCTGTGGCATGAATCAGGTGGGGTTACGGTCCAGCATCACGCCATGAACCGCCAGAATAGAAATACAGCTTGTTGTTAAGTGAATCGATTACCAATGGGAGCTTCCCTGTAACCGTCACAGGAGCACCAGTAGGCGCCCCATTGATGGCCGGAACGTAGAGATACCCATTGGCCTCAACAGACTCGAACAGCTCGCTGAAGTTGTCGTTGCACTTGCTGTAGGCAATACGCAGCGGATCACCCGAATTGTCATTCGGTACCGCACCAAGATTGATGATCTGCTGTGCCATCAGTAGGAATAGTCAGCGGTGTAGGAAGTCGTGTCAGCTGTCAGATAGGTCGTGTCTGCCCTGTAGATCATGGCTACAGGAGGAAGCACCTCAACAGGGAATGCTCCACCGCCGCCCAGCTGAAAGTAGGATCGGAACAGCTTGCCTTGGATTCCGTTGACGACGACCTCCTTATACCACCACCCATTCTCGATGTTGGTATTGAAGCCCTCGGTCGCAGTGGCCATGACCATCGGGGCCAAGGTCACGTTGTCCCTGAATCCGTCAGTCAGCTTTGGAGGGCCGAAGAAGATGGGCCACCAGAAGTAGAAGTAGTCGTTGACTGTCGAGGTCGCCTGGAAGTCGTAAACCCTATAGGGATCGGTTTCGTAGGACGAATTGAGGAGAAGCACCTCAGGCCCCGTCAGCATCATGGCTGAAGCAGGACCCCAGTAGACCGTTCCAGCAGGGATAACCTTGGTGTAGGTCTCCTCTACAACATTGGAAGGAGAGAAGTACTGAAGCAGGCCAATGGCCTTGACCGTGGCAGTGGCATCGACAGTGAATGGCCCGGTATAGATCGGGGAGTATTCTGTCGGTGTGGTGCCATCGGTCGTGTACCGGATCACCGCGTTCTGAGTGGCGCAGGTGATGGTGACCGTGACGGTCGATGTGAACGACTGACTATCCGGGGAAATGACTGGGTCCGCGACTGGTTCAACGATGAAGCAGACCGCGCCAGGACCACAGTTACATCCGCAGGAGCACATTACTTAATGAAGGTAACGGTTACCATTCTAACGCTGATCGTTTGAGTACCAACGCTTGTATTGCAATATGTTATTAGCCTAAAATACAAAGGAGTTCCACTTAGAGTTACATTCACCTTATCTGTAACTCTTGTTGCCACTTGGCTTACTGTTATTGGGCATCTTATTCCAGTGTCATTCCATGTTCCAGCAGACCCGCTCGTTGAATATTGAAGACCAAAATACGCACCTGAAGCTGAGGCTGGAGTTGCACCGATTAGCCTAAACGTCATCCGGATAGAAATTGGTACAAAATCAAGTATCACTTCCGAAGGATCAGCTGCATTTGGAAATGCCTCCTGTGTTGCGCTTTCAGTTATGTTCAACGAGGCTGCAACGCTGTCATAAAATGTATATCCGCACGATACGGTGTCAGTTCCAGATGACGATGCGTTGAGCGTCGTTCCGCTCATTGACAGATTAGTCCCAAGACTGATTTCCTGAAACACTCCAGATCCAGATGATCCCCTTCCTAGAAGGATGGATCCGGATGTGGCATTAGTCAGATTTGCAAATGGAAGCAGGCCTGAAACCTCGCTGCCAAGAGCAGTGATCTGGCGAGGATGAACGTGATCGCCTCGAGAGAATTTAGCTGACGACCCAGGAGATACTGAACCAAGAGCTGCCGGATTGGAGCTAGAGGCTTGCCCAATGACGTAAGCCGTAGTTGCCAGCTGAGTGGTATTTGTATCAGCCGGAGCTGTAGTGCCAGCAGGAGTACCCGTAAACGTCGGAGATGCCAATGGAGCCTTGGCGGCTAGATCCGAGGTTAGATTGGTAATCTGAGTTTGAGAAAGTGTCAGCGGATCACTTCCAGCAGATGTGTGAGTGGAAGCGTGGGCCGTTGGCGTCCTGGAATCTGTGAGTCTTGTGTCTGATCCAAGAACGACCTGTCCGGACGTGGCGTTTCCAGCCGGTGGAACATTATAGCTAGATGCCGTGCCTAGGCCCAGAGACCTATTAGAAACTGCGGTGATCGCCCCGTTTGCAACCGTGATGCACGGAACATTGTCACCAGCACATCCAGCGGATCCAGTTGCTCCGCTAATCCCAGGCAAAACCCTCTCAGAGATCGAAACAACAGCCCCATTAAGAACGGTCAGGCAAGCCACATTTGCACCAGAACATCCCGCCGTTCCAGTGGCTCCAGCTGTTGGGGTAACAGGAGTTGATGTAGATTCACTACAGTCACACCCACAGATTGCAGATGACGGGATCATAACAAAAAGGGCGAGGCCAGATTAGTCTGACCCCGCCCCTTGTCATTCTAATTCTTAGGTGCAGGTGGCGAGCGTGTAGTTCGCAGCGCAACGCTTGAAGATAACGATCGCGCCAGCCTTCGGGTTGGACCGAGGACGAGGAGCGTAGATCATCTCAGCGAAGTGCCGGCCCTTCTTGAGGAGGGGATCGTAGCACGCATCACCGTCAGCGGCGCCAATGGCGAACGGACCGGTGACCCACTTCCACTCACCCTGATAGCCGTAGGGCGACCAGTTGAGCGAACCCACAGCAGACTGCGGGCGGACGATGTCGGCCTGGAAGACCTCAGGCGACAGGACCACAGCAGCCTCGTAAGGGGCGGTAGCGGGGTTGATCCAGTTCGGGTTGATGTCCTGGGCGGTGCCCTTGGTCGTGGTCGTGTTGGACCAGCGAGGAACCTCAACGTAGCTGGTGCCGTTGTGGGTGAACCGCATCGGCAGCACATTGACGAGATGCCGGAAGTTCTGGATCACCTTGGTGGCGCCAATCCGCTTCATGAACAAGCTAGGCTCGGCCCAGCGGATGTCCTGGCGGTACTCAGGCACGTTGCGAACCAGCTGCTGGCTCATCTCCATGCCGATGTCGAGCGAGAAGGTCGGGCCGACATCAGTGAGGGAGACGAAACCGTAGCTGTCAGGCAGCGTGGCACGATTCTGGATCAGCTGAGCCGCGAGGGTCTCAAGCATCTCCAGGGTCACCTGAGAGGTCGCAGCAGCAGCCGTCAGCGTCGAGCTTGCAGCGGTCGGCGTGGCAAAGCCAGAGCCGGCAACATAGATCGGAACGCGGCGAGCGTAGGTGCGCTGGAGGTGGTACTCCCAGTCCAAGCGAACGTAGTTGGCCAGGTTCTGGATGTATCCCTCGAGGAACGCCTCAGGAGCGTGATCGAAGTACAGGTCGTCCTTACAGAGGAGCGGGCCCTTCCAGCCGCGCTTAAACGGGCTGTAGGTCTCGGACTTGAAGCCGACATCAACCTGGTTGTAGGTCGTATCGCAGCTTCCGCCGTTGGAGCCGTTGGAGAGGCTAACCGCATCCCATGCAGCGGTGACGCCGGTAGGAGCAGAGTTGAGGACCGTGAAGGTCGTGTGGGTCAACCCGGAGTTGGGCTCGAAAATGCCGCGTTGGATCAGCGTATCATAGATACTGTCGAACGTTGCACGCTTGTAGATTTCCGGGGACAGGTACTCCGTCGCAACCGGCATGATGTCGAAGACATTAGAACAGGCCATAAGATGAATTATCTGATGAGATAACAATAGGATCTACACTCGTAGATTCATTGTAATCAGTTGTTTATGTTCCGCAGGTCAGCGCGGTTGAGACCGATTGTTGTTAGCCAGACAACCGTTAGGCTGTTCGTTAGATGTGGTAATGTTGTAACGTAGTCAATAAAAAAGTGCCCCCAGGTTTCCCCAGAGGCACTTAGTGGGTTTGGATGGATTATGCGGCCATGGCCTCGCGGATGGCAGACCACATATCTTTAGGTGCGGAGTCGCTGCCGGACGCGACAGCCTTTCCTCCACTCTTTGATGTTAGTCGATCGATCTGAGAATAAGCAGCCTTCAGCTCATCATGAGCCTTCTGAAGCAATGGAGCCATCTGCTTCCCGTATTGAGCGTAGAGGACAGCCTCAGCCAAGACCTCTGGGGAGTTGTTCCCAAAGAGCAGATCCTGAGCAGCCTTCAGATTGGTCTCCGCTTCCTCACCTTTGAAGATGGGGTTCTCAGCGAACTTGGTCTTGAAGACGTTCTGGAATGTGGTCCGGGCTAAAGCGTCAGCCTGCACTCGAGCGGCCTCCTGCTTGGACTTCTCCTGAGATTCCCACTCGGTAACATACTTCTGCTCGTCCCTTAGGGCGTTCTGCTTCTTTTCAATCGCCATGGAGGCATCCTCAACATGACGAATAAACGCAGCCTGCTTGTGGATGGGCAGGTTTTCGGTGATGGCCTGGATGGCCTGATCACGCTCCGGTGAGTCGGGCGCCTTGAGCACCTTGTCCACCTCGGCATGATACTGATCGGGAACAAATTTCTTGGCCCGAGAGACAGCCTGCTCGATGGGTGCGTCGAAGGTTTCCCGGAACTTCGGGTGCATCTCGACATTGAGACGACGCAGAGCCTGGGTCAGCTGATCGTTCTCCTCCTTGGTCTTCTTGAACAAGTCGGGATCGAACTGCTGCTTTAGGGCGAGAACTTCCGCCTCAAGAGCTTCAGCCTTTTTAGCAGCCTCGTCTCTTGCGGCCTTGAGCTTGGCCCAGGAGGATTTCGCTTCCTCACTTTTGGCGCTTTCGGGTGGAGCTTCATCGGTTGCAGTGGGTTCAACAGCTTCCTTTGCGACAACCTTCTCAACCTTCTTTTCGGCCTTGGTGTCCAATCCAAGAGCCTTGTCCTTCGGGGACACAGGAAGTGGATCCTTGGTTGTGTCGCGGTCCTTCTCGAACCGACGATCTGGCTCCACAGGCTCAGCAGCTTTGGCTTTATCAAACTCGCTGGCTTGCGCCCGGAGCTTGGCCCACGCCTCCCCTATTTGGGTGCCGAATTGAGTGGGCTGTGAATGTGCGTTCTCCCGGCCCTCAGTCATGGGGGTGGGGACTTGAGCTTCTATCGTTTTACCTTCCATAGCTATTCTTCAAATGTGGGTGTCTCTTCGATCTCATCATCGATGGGCTTGGCCAACGAGAGGAGAAGATCCAGGGCGTACTCGTAGCCGGCGCAGAACATGGCCTGGGATGCGAGCTGATGAGGCGTTAGGCCTAGCGGTAGGTTGCTCTTGGATGGCCGGCTGGCGATCAAAGTGGCGTAGGCAGCCTTGAAGTCGGCGTTCGTCATAAGCCGTTGAGCGGCAGTGACAAGCTCGTTGTCCTTGCGCCATTCAACATGACTTGTGCCTGGATCTGTAGAGAACTTAATAACGTGAGGTTTGCGCTTGAAGAGTCTCATTTCATTAGTGAATCAAGGTCCTTCACGGGGATCTCGATCCACGCGGATGTGTAGTCGTTGATACCCATGCTGACAACATATTTTTTGCCGTCGAGAATCGAGCCGCACGGGAACACAACCAGTGGCAGTCCTTCGATCCAAGGGTCTTTCTGGCTTCCGGACAACAGCGGCTTGCGTGTCATCCGTTTCATCTTGAATGGTGGCTTGGCTTCGAAGGCGTAGGCTCCCATGTGGTACTGACGTTTCTTCTCTGTCCACTTTGTGGAGCTGTGGAAGAAGCAGATGTACTCGTCACCAACTCTGATCGGAGGACTTCCGCCCCTCATGTGGCCCCACTTCCATCCGAATGCAGGGGTTTCCCACTTTTCTGCTACCTCTCGATTTTCCCACTTAACCACCTGATGCGGCTCAGTGTTGTATATCATCATCATCTGGCCGTCGTGCTCGAAGAAGATCCAGTTCTTCTCGTTGCCTGACTGCATTAGAATTGATCCACCATTGCCGCCATATATGGGATCCCATGTTTCCATGGGCTGAAACCCTTCGTTCAGAAACGCCACCTGCTGATGCGCTCCACTGTAGGTCGCGTTGCGATAGATCTGAAAAGTGCAGTATGACAGCACCATTCGACCATTGATCGAAGTGATTCTTGGATCCTCCCAGTGCTGATCCTTGTAGTTGCGGTTCTTGAGATTGATCTCAACGAACGCTTCTGGCTTGTGCTCCTTGTTTAGACGGAATGCTACCAAGCTATTTTGGCCAAGATGATGCCAAGGAATTGGAGCTGCACGTCTAGCTATCAACCAATCGTCACCATTGATTTGGATGAGAGCCGGATTGAAGAACCTTGTGTCAGGTGTCTGAGCTTTACCGAAATCAAAGAACCCAACATTCCAAGGAGTCTGATCCTTGATGGATGGGGTCATGGCTTTGAGTAGATGCCAAATTTGGGATATTCCTTGATGACCTTGACGCCAAGGCTCTTGAGGAGAATCAACGCCTTGTCTTGTCCGTCCCAGTCGATGTCATCCATGATGATGACGGAGCCTTGTTTAAGCTTGGGCCACCAATCTTTAACAGTGCGACAAGACACCTCTTCGCTGTGGTTGCTGTCGAAGTGAATCAGATCGATGGATCCGTCAGCGAAATAACACAGACAGTCCTTGTCGTGCTTGGCGATGTGAGAAGTGTAGGAAAGAAGCTCAAACTCCTGAATCTTGTCGAAGTAGGAGCCGATGATTCCTTCCCATGGCACGTTAGCCCACCAGTCCTTGTTTACATCAGAAGATGTCCCTTCAAGGCAGGCGTCAATGTTCCATGGATCGATCCCAAAAATGATGCCTTCTCCCAGCTTCTGAAGGCCCATGGCTATGGCGACCAGTGATCGACCTCCAAACACTCCGATCTCAACGCACAGCTTAGGCTTGGTCGATTGAACCAAGTTAAACAGTTCAACTGCCTTCTCATGCGAACACCATCCCTCCATGGGAGGGTTCTGTATCCGCAATAGGTTCTTCTCGTCAGCTTTGTTCATTCTTAAATGCTAGGGTCCCGCTTTTATGCGGTTACGGAACAGGCGAAATGAATGACCACCGGCAAGCTCACAAACCCCGGCGCCGCAATACCTCGACCTAGCGAGGCAACCCTATTGTGCGTCAATACCCAGTCAAATGCTTTGTCCCGGGATCATGGGCTTTTGGTTGGCGATCTGCTGCTTGGCGATCAGTCCAGCATTCTTGATGGCAGCCTCGTTGACCTTCTGGGTCTGTTGAGCCTGCTGATTGGCTAGGTCCTGAGTCGTGGTGGCTTGGGCGATCTTCAGACGCTGCGCGGTCTCAGCATCCTTGAGAGCCATGTCCTGCTGCGCCTTGGCTGCCTTGATCTGCATCATGTTCTGAGCCTTGGCCTGATCCAGCGCGATCTTGTTCTGCGCCTTCATGGTCTCCGCATCGACAGAGGCTTGAGCCTGCGCCATCTGCTGCTGCTGCATGGCTTGCTGTTGCGCCTGCTGCTCGAGCATCTGCTGCATCTCGTCAATCGATTGAGAGATCGACTTGAACAGCTCCATGAACTGGGCGAACTCCTGCTTCCTGGAAGCGTCCTGCTGAAGGCGGGCCATGTGCTGAGCAACGTGAGCGCGACCAGCAACAAGGCTGTTGAAGATCTCGGACAGATCGCCTCCCTGTTGAACCGATTGGACACCTTGGGCCAACCACTCGAAGTGCTTGGCAAGGTGAATGACATCGTTCTGCGTCGGGGTGATCTGCACAGCGCCACCGTCGTAGAGGAGGCCATGCTCAACTTCAGCCTGCCAGTTCTGGTCAGCCACGTTGGGATCGATCTGGCCTCGGGTCCAATAACGGTTGGTCAGGGAAGGTCCGACAGTGGCCGAGATCATGTCCCGGATCAGGCGTTCCTTTCCGTCCTCAGGGAGGGCTGGGAACAAGGTGGCGTAGATCTGGTTCAGGCTCTGCTCCCGCATGAACTGAGAGCCTTGGCCTGCGATGCGGGTTGCCTTCACATAGCATTTCTCGAAGATCTCGCGAGGGACACCATCGTCCGTACATTTCTTCTGGAACTCCAATGCCAGCCTCAACCACTTGTTCTTCGTACCCTTCGGAAGGTCAGGATTCGCAGCGCGACGGAACTTCTCAGCGTACAGTTCATCCAGTTGCTGATAGTAACGTGCGAGCTGTGTTTTTCCGAGGGTGGCAGATTGAGCTAGTTGAGCCTGTACTTGGTACTTCGTGGGCGGATTACCCGAAGGAAGTTCCATCCTCTGCCGGTACTGGGAGAGGTTATTATCAAGAACACGTCCTAACTGCTCTCCCATTGCAATCGCTGGCTCAAGAACTCCTTGGAGATTGCTCTGCTGGATCGTCGAGACGCCGTTGGGAAGCACTGTGAAGGCGCCAAACTGAATGTTGCTCAGGGCCTGCCTGCCAGTGGGCTGGTTCGAGGTGAGGAAGACAGTGGACGTGGCAAAAGCAGCATCCACAGCAGCCAGCTGCAACCTCATCCGAGAAGTCAGCAGCTGATACATCTTTACGCCCAGCCCCTTGATCGATTGATGGAAGCCGTCGCCCCTGTCGTAGTAGAAGGCGCACACCGCCTGACGCATGTCGTCGTAGCGGTTCTCAAAACGGTTGAGGAACTCGTCGCTAGAGGCGTCGATGTCCACCCAAGCCTCGGAGATCTTAGGCTCAGCACCGTCTACACTGAACTCTTTGTATAGGATCTTGGCGATGCGGACCTTGGCGCACTGAGAGCCCAGATAAATGTCGTTGTTTCGGAGGGCCTGCTGCCAAGCTTCCCACTGATTCCACTCAGGAGATGTCCAGGAAGTGGGCTTGGCGTTCATGATCGAACGCTTCACCTCGGCTACATTCCATCCACTGATGCGTGCTGCTTCCTCGTCAGCGATGAAGTCCCAGAGTTCATTGACGTTGTAGTCGAACTGGAAAATGCACCACTGCCAAGATGCCACATTTGCACGCTCGTCATCAGACACATAAAGAGAACGATGAGGAACAGCAGTGGAACGCCAATCCAGAGGTCGGAGGAATAGTTGCGGTCCAGTCCCATAGTAGACCATGTCGTGGATCGAGAGCTGGATGTTGAAATCCATCTCATCGTCCTGCCTTTGAAGCCAATCAAAGTGCTTGGTGATGATGTCAGAATAAAGCTGTGAATTGGGATCGTTGACATCGGCTGTGACCGTGGCGTAGGTCTCAGGCTCGGAGTACACGTCGTAGAAGGCTGTGACCGAGGTCTCCAGATAGGCATAGCCCTCCCCGTTGTTGAAGTTGGCCCGATAGCGTTGGGCGTCCTTGGTCTTGTTCGGCCAAGGCGGGTTGCCATCAACCAGCCCCTTTACCAGGGCGTTCTTCTGATGCCGCTTCTCGTAGGCGTTGGTCGCCCGCGTGAACATGGATCGAACATCGCGAGCACTGGAGATCCTCGTCTTCGGAGGTGTCCCACTGTCGTTGAGGCTCTTGAGTTCGGAATACAGTCCAGTGCTATACATTGATTGCTCCCCATCGCCCATCAGGGCATTTCTGCGTAGGTAAAAATAGTTTCAGACCACTACATCCACACTTTCCACAACCGCCATAACCGAAAGCGGACTCACCTTTCCAATAGACGCATTGGAGGCAGATGGCTTTGCGGGCCTCGAAGACTTCGTGCGGAACACTCTTGAACCCGCTGGAAGCCCAATCAACAGCTGCTTGAGAAAACGTCCTAAGTCGTTGAGCAAGAGTTGGCGGCTCGGTGGACACGCACCAATCCGGCTCCTGTTCGCACATGTAATCAACAACCTTTTGATAAAGGCCAACGATTGGCTCCAGATTGTTTGCCTTGTTGTACTCCTCCACCATGGCGATTAGCCTGTTGATAGAGAATGCGCCGCCAAACCGCACCCCTGTAGTGGGGTGGGTGTACCTCCACATGCCTTGAGGCGTGGAGCTAATATCCTTCGGCACCATCATCGTAGGCGAGGCAATCGAAATCTTCTAGGACGCTGACTCCATGTTCACTTTCAGCCTCAGCGTTGGCAATCTCTTCTTTCAAGGCGTCGCCAAACGCCTCCGGGAAGAACGAATGACGCAATCTTGCCACCTCAAGTAGGATAAAGAATGAATCTGCTGCGTCAGGGCTGACCTTGAGGCGCCGCTTCATCTCCTCCTTGGCCTCGACCTTGATCTTAGTCGTGGCGCCTTTGACGTGCTGATAGCGCCTAGCGCACATCTCTCGGACGATCTCCCTAGGAAGATGGGCTATTTGGCCTGCGCGGATGTAGTAAACGCCTTGGTACCACAGCTCTGAAACCCTGTTGCTGTAGGCGTCTTTGCCGGGAGTTGGGTCTGTGGCTGATGCGGGAAGGTCCGAGGCCGCTCCACCGAATTGGATGCGGTTGATCCTTGGGCTCCATTCCTGCATGAGGATTTCCGAGAACGGAATACCACCGCCTGTGGAATCCACGCCAACATCTTCGGGTTGGACCCCGGTTTCCTTGCACCACTGAGCGAACTGCCTGGCCAGCTGGAAGTTACGAGGGACGTTTTTGTCCGTCACATCTTCGTGGAACTCTTTTGTCAGCGTAACCGCTAGGGTCATCTTCCCCTCTACAGTCTCACCCAGGACGCCTTGGATTCCGTAGCAACGGTCGCCGCCATTGGTAAACGCTGGGTCAAGTGCCGCCAGCTTGACGATGGGCCCTTTCCAGTGAGGGATGGAGACTCCTCCGTTGGAGATGATCTCTATCTCACTGTAGATCTGACCGCTCTCTGAATCCTGCGGTGGGAAAGATCGGCAGAATCGCCAGTAACCAATCGACGTTGCCGGGAGTTTGTCGTGCTCTCGCTTCTGTTTACGTCCGTAAATCGGAAATACATCCTTCTCATAGTCGAAGTTGGGACTCTTGGTGCCGTCAAAATGGAGACACCACCCACGCTGTGTCTTCCATTCCTCGTCCTCTACGGTGACAGAGTTGATGCCGGCTTCGGGCTGGATGAACTTACCGAATGGATCGAGCCAGCTGACGTGGTTCCCTAGACCAATCATCTGGAAGACGGGGTTCATCGAGAGGTTGGTCTCGACCGCTTCCAGGATGGAGTCCGTCAACTCAGGTAACTCGTCCGCTATGATGATCAGCCTAGGAGCTTTCATGCCGATCAGTCGGCCAATGGCTTGGGCTTCCTTGCTTTGACTACACGGAATCAACTCAATGCCAGCCTTGTCACTGGCCGTCGGGTCAGACGCCTTCTCAGAAGTTCGGATCTGGCCGAAGCTGTGAACGTACTTACCCGGCAGCCTCTCCTTGGCGCCGTAGTAATAGTCTCGGATCGAGCCCCAGATACGCTTCTGGGCGTCTTTCATGGTGGTCGATGTGACCAATACCTTCGTCTTCTCCGGGTCACTGAACCAGTTGATGATGCCCCACATCGCGCCCCAGTCGGACTTGCCCGTGGAGCCTGCACCAGAGATGCCCAGATACTGATACTCGCACGCCTTCTCAGTCATCTTCTCGGCCCAGGGATGACGGATGAACTTCTTCTTGGCGCCGGTTCCCCACAGCTGCTCGACCATCCACCAGAACAGTTCTGCCCTGCTGACCTCGATGCCCTTGTTCAGAGCCTCCTCGTAGTAGGCGAAGGCCCAGCGAGCGACTTGGATCTCCGGCGTCTCAACAGCCACAGGCAGGCCCCAAACCACTTTGGCCTGACCCTTGGTCGTGTTGATGTAATATGGCTTAGTCATTTCTTTTTACCGCACTTGCTCATCATCTCATCCCACTTGGCGCACAGCGAATCGGCTTCCTCCCTGCTTTCAATTGAGTGAACAGGTCCATCGGGCCAGCTACATCCAAACGCCAGCCGTGAACCAACGATGTGGCCTAAGAATGCAGTGACGATCTTCCACTTCTCGCCGTCAGGGACCACCTTGCAATAGGCTCCATCCTTGGATCTAAGGTGCTTCATCTATTTCGATTTCCGTGCGCTCTTCTTCTTTTTTGCGGACTTTGACCTGAGTGATCGAGTAATCGATTGCTTGTGGAGAGTCGTCCGGAATGACTCCAGCATATCTGAGACAGTCGATGAAGAACTTCGGGGCGAGATTATCTTGGTCGGTGAGTCGCCTCCTAAAGCTCGTAACGCGGACTCGAAAGCGTCCTGTGTCGCCTTCTTTTCCTTTCGCCTTTGCCAATGGTTCATGGCGAAGAGCTTGTTCAAGCTCGGCACGGGATGATGGATCAATAGCTTCATACATCAGGACTATTCCAGAGGCCCCGCTCACAAAGCATTGAGACGGACCTAGCAAGATTGGGTTCACTTGAGCAGAGGTTGTGATGCTCTCGACAGAGAGCGCGGAAGTGGCGCTCATCGGAAATCAGGGAGCCAGCCCGTCCACGTGAGTGATGACAGTCTGTGGCAGCCTTGTTGCAGGTGGGCCACTGACACTTTGGGTGAGCCTTCATGAAGGTGTCCCTCACCTTGTAGTAGGCCTTGAGACGTTCCTTCTGCCTGTCTGAGACCCTCTTCATTTTTTCCAGTAGTCAGCGTCATCATCATCGTCGTCCTCCTCTTCTGCTGTGATTTCGTAAACTACCTCTTCCCTGTAGGATTTGATTCCTTCAAGGATGTGTTTGGTTGCAAATGCGATCAGGAACAGTCCCGCCGATACGATCAGGAAGATGATTGCGATTTCCATTGGGCCTCCAGGGTGGATTTGATTCTCCGCATCATCATCTCACACCACCAATCTTTGGCGACTCTGATGTGCTTACACTCAGACTTTTTACCTTCACGCACCTCTATGACGCGCCGAAGTGAAAAGTCCTCGCAGCTGCACATCCCATTGAAATCAAACTCATCAAGGTCGACGAGGAACTTGATCCCGCGCCGGCTGCTAGATTGGACATAGACCCTGAACGCTTCCCCTTCTATGGGCTCAACGTCCATTAGAAGAGGCTCATCTGCTTCACCGGAACCTTCTTAGGCTTCCTCTTCGAGAGTTCCCGGTACATCGCTGCCAGGACTTCTGTGTCCGACTTTTCCACAACCACCACCGTATCTGGAAGTACGCTATCCTTAATTCGCCCCACCACCTTTTCCAGAGACTGCTCTCTACGATCAACAAACTTCCCAGGAGACTTCCTCGCCTTGGCAATTCCCAGACGGTGAAGTTTGTCTTCCTCATTGAGTTCGTCGGCACGCTGCCTCACCGAGTTGTCGATGCAAGCCTCAAGGAAAGCCGGGATGTACTCCACGTCCTTGGCTGTGATCCGGGTTAGTGTCCGGATCAGATTCTTGGTGATGAAGAACGAGTCGAACTGCCAACCCATCTGATCACAGACGAAGCCGTAACGTAGGATGGCCTTGGTCAGGTTTCGCTTGTCCCGGTAAAATACACTGACTGGTTTGTCGTGATAGAACTGCTCATGGATTACCTGAAGGCAGCGGTCTATCATGTTGAGCGGTGTCATAATTCAAGATTGTAGGAGGATAGGAGTTCGCAGAAGTAACGGTACAGCTCCTCTACCTCCTTAGGAGCAGGCCCGTCTTTTGTGCCGTGTTTGCTGATGTTCCTGATGTGAGCCTTGAAGTCAGTCAGGATGGCTCTGTAGTACGGACCATTCTTGAAGTCATCGTACTCTTGATCGTTATCTGGAAGAGTGAACTCAATCTTGATCTTCATCGGATAGTTTATTGATCCAGTAATACCACTTCTGCTCTCCATCTTCATTTAGATAACGTGATTTCTTGGCGTGCCCGAGTTCAAGCAGGTTGGACAGTTTTTCCTCAAATGTTCTCAGTCCCATCCCGGACTCTTTGACCCACTCCTTCTTGGTCTTCCAACCTTTGGGACGATAACCACCAGATCCCATCAGCTGCTGCATGGTCTCACGAATAGACTTTGCCTTTGATGATCCGGAGATTTTGGACATCGAAGTCTTTGTCATGGAGTTCGACGAATGCGAATCCGTGGGACCAGTTGTTTCGCGAGGCATAGTCGGGTGAGATCTGACAAAGGCATCCAGTAGACCAGGTGGTAATCAGCTTGCCGTTGCCGTCTCGTTCAGAGTGTTCAGAGCGTTGGTGGAAATGAGAACAGAGGGATGTGACCTTCGTTCTAAGGAAAAGGCCCCGGGCTGGATTCACGGGGTTGGAGATGGCAAATCGGTACTCATGACCATGAAGGACAAGTAGGGTTCCGATGTTGATCGCCTTGAGATGGTGGACGAACTCGATCCTGCTCTTGTCGGGTTTGACCTGGGCCTCCCAAGTCGTGGATGGCAGACCCACTAGTTCTGGGGCTTTTGTCCAGAGCTTGCGATCCCACCACAACTCATGGTTACCCTGCTTGTAGATGATGCGGGCCTTTCGGAATTCGTTCTGAATCCATTCCAGCCCCTGCTTCACCGTGGAGATCTCACCGATCATATCCCTCTTAGAGGGATCAGTCTCATGCGGGGAGAACGAGTAGTTGTCCGCGAAGTCGCCGTTGATCAAAACGACAGAGGGCTGAAGTTTCTTACCGAATGAGACAGCCAGCTCCAGGGCCGCTTTGTCGTGATAGGGTATATGAGCGTCTGGTAATATGAGAACGCTCTCGTCCCCATCGATCCTAATGGGTGTTCTATCGGCTGGAGTCTTGGGTTCTGGGATGGTCATTGAATGGCACCAAGTTTCTTGGCCAGCCTGGCTGTAAGCTCCAGATCGTTAGCCAGATACTTCAGTGCAGCTTCTCTATCAGTAGCAAGTAGAGCAGCAAAGTCCTTTCCACTACCACTCTTCTCGCCAGTCCCCAGAACGCGGCTCAGACGGTCCAGTGAGATGAAGGTGTTCTTCTCTCCAAGCCTCCAGATCTCAGCCAGGTCGACGACATGGGTGTCGCTGAAGTAACGACCCCTCTTGATTCCCTCACAGATCGGCACTGAGTGGATCCACGAACGGCGAATCAGATAGGGCAGATCGAACCCAACGATGTTGAATCCGATGATCTTCCCGTAGGAATTGACCTGGTAGCGGACCTTGTCCCAGAACTTGGTCAGCATAGAGACCTCATCCCGCGTATCGAACTCCGTCTCCTCGTCCTCGCTGTCGATGTAGCCGATGGCGCAGACCTCAGAGAGGGTGGCGTCGAGAGCAGCCTTGCTCATCACCTCGTTCTCGTGCTCAGCCTCCTTGGCGGCGATCTTGTCAGGATCCTTGTAGTTGGAGGGAGCCTTGAAGGAGGGAAGGATGCCTCTCTTCTTGATGTCGTCCAAAGCCAGTGGAC